AATCCCTTTGGTACTTGGCCTCAGTACAAGTAATCAATATAGGGAGTAAGGTAATGACTAAAAGAAAATATAAATGCACAGAAGTTTATATAGAATACAGCAATGTTGTACTTCCAGAGTTTGACAGCAAAGGCAAACCAGACCTACTTGGCTGGGATGATGCTGTGCAAGCAAATCAAGCCGACAGAGATAGCATTGCCACATTCTATTTACCAGAATACGAAAAGGTATGTATGCCAGCAATTTTAAAACACAGCAAAAGCGTTGACTTGTGCGAAGTATATCAAGCTGATGATGCTGAAATTGTCGTTGAGCATAAATACGCAGAAGAAGCAAAAGAGTCTATAGCTTTTTTCTGGGAAGAAATTGTGTGTGTTGGTAATGGGTTCAGTCCACAAGACCACGGATGGGATGAAGATGCCACAGACAAAAATGACAATGAATACCTTTGGAATGAGGATGAATTTTTACAGCAAATTCCTAAATACAAAGACTTTGTTAAGTCGTGTCAACATTATCTTGGTAGAGAGTTAGAATGGTGCTTAGCCCCAGACGGTACATCTCAAGCAGATGCAGTTGATTGTTCTATTAAAGAACTAACCAAAATGATGCAACTAGCAGTCCAAATTTACGGCGATAAATCTTGGGGAACGGATATATACGACTAATAAAGAGACTTATGTATGCCCCAATATGCAATCATTGCAGATTCGGCTACACCGTCTTCACACTTCAATAGCCAACTATTAGCCGCTTGAGGCATAAGCTCAGACGCTTTGTCTCTTGCTAGATTCTTATCAGCAGGAACCTCAAGCTCTTTCTTCCATTTTCTGGGAGATACTTCAGCATAGGTAATGCCTAAAGCAGTAAACAAACCTATGTAAATACCGTAGTTAAAGCCAGTTTTAAATGTAGATGCTACGCCTTGGTTTGGCATCGACTGCTGCTTTTCTATAAACACCATAGTAGGCTTATATAAATCTAACAGCTTTATTATCTCTACTAGGTTTAAAAATTTCTTGCCGCCTACACTGGTGACAGGAACTCTACTAGCAACAATATCAACACCGTGAATGAATGAAATGCCTCCTGTAAGTCCAGGGTCAATCCCGCATATCATTACTTACCTCCAATTTAATTTCGCAACCAAGCACCTCTGCCCAGCAATATGCATTAAACAATGTTGGCTTTCTGTTACCAGTTTCCCACTTAGCACAGAGTCCAGTTCCGACTCCAATTTTTTGGTCAATTTCTGGTTGCGTAAGTCCAAGTTGATACCTACGGCTCTGGAATTGCTTGATTAAATTTGACGTAAAAAGCTTTTCGTTCATTAAAACCACCATTCACATAAGCCAAATATATGGTAATGTGAATTGTTATACAAGGGAGGAATACCATTGGCACTTACACGCAAAGAATTTCGTTGGTTGGCAACGGAAATAGCACCAATGACTAACAACGCTGAAGCCTTCATCAGTAAGGTTCAGTCTTTCAATACAAACAGAAACTTCTGCTCATACAAATTTCGTGACGCTGTTTACGATGCATTTGCAGATAAAGAATCTCAAGAATGCGGGCCTGACTTATATAAGCAAGCCGATTACTAAGGAGACTAACATGCTTACAGAAGCACAAATCAAGGAACGAGCCACCTATATTGGTTCATCAGACGCTAAGACTATTGCTTACGGCGACATTACAGAATGGATGACCCTAGCAAGGAGGAAGACAGGTGAAGATGTCTGGAAACCCAACAAACAAACCCAGCTACTCATGGACACAGGCTCATACCTCGAGCCATACATCATCGACAAATGGGCCGAACAAGAAAAGCGACAGGTCAACTTCCGTGGGGGTGGCAAAACTATTCTTATTAACTCTATCCCTATGCATTCTACCTTCGATGGTCGTGTTGTTGGCGATAATGCTCCACTGGAAATTAAAGCTCATTTTGGGTTCAAGGATATGGAGGAGTTGTGTGAATTTTACGCACCGCAATGCCAACATCATATGCTTGTTTCTGGCTCAGACCGTTGCTATCTCGTTGCCCTATTTGGAGTACGTTGCAGATTAGAGTGGCGTATGATTCGCAAGGACGATTCATGGTGCGCTCAGTATCTTGAGAACACCAAAAAGTTCTGGTCAATGTATGAGTCTGGTGAGTGGGATGAATCACAACAATCATCACTGCCTCCTGTCGATTACTCAGATATGTTTACCATGAACATGACAGAGCTAGATGGCTGGTCAGAGGAAGATGACCACCTGTTCGGCTTTCAAGCACAGCATATCATGGACGCAAAGCAAGCCGTGGCAATCGGTGATGAAGCCAAGGCTATGTTCAAGAAGAAAATACCAGCTAAATGTCGTAGAATGGACTACGACCTTGTAGGTAATCTTAAAGGCCATAAGATTCGTGTCACACGTTCTCGTGCTGGCACACTCACCTGTACACACATTGCACCTAAGGAGAAGGAAAATGTATGAAATACAAATCATTCTACATTGCAATGATAAGCCAACAACTCAAGATGTATTGGATTATATAAACGAACTAGGGCAAGATTTGCACTTTACAGTAAAAGGGGAAAAAGATGATGACTAAAGATTCAGTATGGAACACTCTATCACGTTTTGACGTATCAGCAGAAGTCCAGCAAAAAGGTCGCTTTGACTATCTGTCATGGGCTTGGGCATGGGCTTACGTCAAGGAGAAGTACCCAGACTCCACGTTTGAGAAGCACATCTTCCGTGACAATCAAGACAATCCATTGCCGTTTATGCGTGACACCAAAGGTCATACATATGTTGCTGTGACTGTTACCATCTCAGGTATATCTCACACAGAGATTCACTACGTTATGGACCACAAGAACCAGTCCATTGCTCATCCTGATGGTGGTCAAGTCAACAAAGCGTTACAGCGTTGCCTTGTCAAAGCTATTGCCTTTCACGGCCTTGGCCTCAATGTCTATGCTGGTGAGGACTTGCCTATGGACCTTGACGAGCAAGACAGTTCGCTTATCATTGAGGACTTCAATCATCCTGATATAAAGTCTACCGAGCAAATTGATGCTATGTGGCGCAAGCATTCAGCAGCAATCGGTACTCTTGGCAAAGTTGCAAAGGCACAAGTAACCAATGAGTTTAAGAAACAAAAAGACAAACTCAAAGCGAAAGAGTAAATCTGAACCTGTTATCGTATTTTCTAGGTGTAGAGAGTGTGGCAAGATGATAAACACAAAGATAGAGTTCTTTATTATCACAGCCGCAAGGGATACGTTTTGCGACCCCTGCTATCATGGCAAGGGGTGGCAAAACCTAGAGAAACCATATGAAAACTATTCAGAGGGAAGAACACTTCCCAGACAGCGTTTTAAAAATGACCCATCAGATACTAATGGATAGTAGCTTCCAAGCTATATTAGCTAGAAAAGCTGTTATATATTCCCCTACATCTACCTGCTATGACGGTTGCCTCTGGCTAACTGGCACTGGTGTATTCTCTTCTGAGCGCAGTATGTTTGTATCTCTTACTCAAGAAAGTTTTGACCAGATAGGAATATCAGTAACAATAACTGACGATGATACTGGAAGTACAAATGATTTGCTGTGGGGATATGGTGATTTAGACAACAAGCCTATCATCACACAAATGCTTCTTATCTTAATACAAGATATAATAGACGGTGGCGGTGAGCGTGTATCCGTTCATGGGAAATGAAGGAGAGTTAGTTAATACCTAAACTCCCCCTCACCTTCCCATACAACCGCCGAGTCGGACAGTGTATTTGCAAAGACTATCAAATGGAGATTGCAATGGCAACAGAAAGCAAAGCTAAACCATTCTACTCAACAGGTGAAGAGCCTAAACCTACAGACAATATAGTCACCTCTTATTCAAGGTCACAATCATCAAAGTTTGATGTGTATATAGAAATTACTGTAGAGAAGAAACTCAATATATTAGCTGGAACCAAAGAAGACGCAGAGCAATTAGCTATAAACAGAATAAAAAACCACTCTAAGTTTCTTGTGAACGCTAAGCTAAAGCCTCTAACCTATGAGGTTGTAGACATAGAAGAGCTACCTTTTGCCAAACGCCCTTATACCAAAAGATGCACCGATTGAGGCGTACATTGCCCACTGAAACCATTCTGGCGTCCTATTAAGAGCATCAAACCCACGCTCTACAAAGGGTTGTAAAGGCGGGATAAAGCACATCCCAATGATAACAATAAAAAGAACAGTCCATGCTTCATCCTTCCAGCTATTGTCTGAAGACTTAGCCATTATCTTTTCCCAGCCAGCCTCATGGGTAGCGGCAACCTTCATTACCTCTGCCTCTGCCTCAGCTTTAGCCATAGCAACAGCAGATTTACCTTTCTGCTCTGTTACTTTCTTTTCCATCCATGAGCCAGCTAAAGAAGCTATAGGACCAATCAATGCTTGAATCATTCACCCAACTCCATCAATAATTTTAACTTAGCTAGTTCAATCTCAAGCTGATGAACCCTAGTAACTGTGTTTTGCACAGACTGAGGCGGCTCAAACTCGTCTATCCAGTTGTCGTTTTCTTCAACCTCTTCCATAGTAAGCTCAAGATTGTGTTCTAAAAAAGATATACGTTCTGTCAAACCGAAGTAGACCCAAACTGATACTGCTGTAAAAGCAATCATGCTGATAAGATTCCGCAAAGGAATAGTTATCTCGCTTGCTTCATTTAGTTTAGTTGCAGCTTGTTTCATTTCTCGCTACCTAACCAGACTGCAAATGCCCCTGTCATTGCACCAGACACAACGCTAATCATAGCACTTTGTTGTGTGGACAAATCATCAAGGCTAATCCCCCACTCAATAACCCTGATATACATCAGCGTCATCACCAGCATCATAAGGCGTGGGATAATCTTCCATTCTACTAGCTGTTCAGCACTCATCAGTTACTCGCAAATATTATTGAAAAAGTAATACATGCAACCACAAAAATTAAAGCGAGAAGAGATATACCAACTGTCTTAGCAACCTCCATCAACTCATGGTTCTTACGGTTTTGTTCTATCTGTTGTTGCCTTGCTTCCTGCTTGGCTTCCTGTATGCGTCTAGCACGTTCATTAACAATACTTTGCCAAGTGCCGTGACCAAATCTCTGGTCTACCATTACAGATACTTCATACAACTTCTCAGCCGCCAGCTTTGCATCAATAGTTTCTTTAGCTACAGTGTTGACGTTAAACTGACTAGCACCAGCCTTCTTGTTCCTGGCTTTCTGAGCTTGTTGCTCACCAAGAAACAGATTGTCTATATGTCCAGCTATCTCGCTAATATCATTAGCTGTACCAATAGCAGACTTAATGCCATCAACAGCAGACTTAACAAGAGCTATACCCGCAAGGGTTTCAGCTATCATTTCGCTTCCGATACATTGAGTAAGCCCTGCCACACACCACCACAAATGATACAACAGCAGTCGCCAAGGCAAACCAGCCTGTAAGCGCATTGACCCACAGTGGAGCAGTAATGCCGCCGCCAATAATCGCTATGTCTGTATGTACATCCCTCATCAGTCAGCATCCGCAATGGTCAAAGTGCCAGCTTCTACCTGACGCATGATTTCGTCATACATATAACTGCCGACCCGCATAGCGACACTCGTGGTCTTCCCGTTATGAACAGCGACTAGACCAACATTGTTTCCATCTTCATCCGCTATATGCTTAACACTTGAAAAAGTAATTTCACTCATTTTATAACTCCGCACTAATGGAAATAGTTGACTGCGCTCTTGTACTTCTTAAAAGGGCACCATCGCCATCATTGCTTGACGCACCAGAGGTAAGACCAAACGCTATTGTACTAGCTGTTGATTGATTATCCCCGAATGCGGTTACTGCGTTTGTCGTTCTGCTGGTCATCAAAGTATAATTTCCAACCGCATCATCAAATGTAACATCGGGTGCGTCACGCATTGTAACAGGATTAGGCCGCATTAAAACCGAAGCGGTTGAACCCGTCATAACACCAGAAACCAAACGACCTACCTGAGTGTTTGTTGCGGCAGTCTCAAAGTCTCCACCAATGCGGTAGAAGTACCGCTGACACTTCTGCAAAGTAGCCGCATAGCTTTCGTGTTCAAACGGCGTGGCTACATTACCTACCTCAAGCTGTACGCCAGTAAGTTGCCACGTAGCGTTATCAGTACCAATTAAGTTTTCCTGACCAGACGGAGCAAGGTTTGCGCTAGTTGTGGCGGCAAATGCAGTGGCTAATGTTCCAGTGGTATAGTCATCACCAGCTGCTAAAACCCAGCTTACCTGCAAACCTTCACCGTTGTCATTATTGATGACACCCGTTGTGTCACCAGCAAAAGTCAGGGTTTTCTTTTCCCAAGTATTGGCACTTGAAATCGTGTAGCTTTGCGCCGCTGACCTACTTGCATCCTCAATATGCAGCTCAACGCCGTAGGTTCCAGCAATAGAAGACTTAACGTAAAAAGACAAAGTGATAGGTGATGCACTACTCGTGCCAAAGGCTAAATGTTGTAGATTAAATGCTTCTATACGTTGTTGAAAGCGCACTCTTTCGTCAGACGCAAGTGTACTTTCTTCAGTTGTTACAGTCAGCTTAAACGAATTTGTCAATCCTGCTGGTGCATCCGCAACCTGTGCATGTGTAACCCGTAGTTGGTCCGGTGGGCCATTATACGCAGTTCTAAATCTGTCAACAGTTTCATAACCACCACCATCAACTCCTGTGACTGAAGTACCACGCTGTGCAATAGCCATATTTCCGTTGATTATGAGGTTCTTGCCTATGACGTTAGTTAGTGAGCTTGACGGAATAGCAAAGCCACCGCCTACGATGTCTGCCATATCTCTTGCTTTTGTCATGGCGTTGCTCCTTCTTGCGCTTCTTCTTGCGCTATTGCCGCTTGCTGTGCATCAAATGCATTTTGCCAAGCATCGACACACCATTGATAAGGCGTTAAATCTGTAATGATTTGATTAGCTGGTTTGCCTTCAGCGTCTTTAGTTTCAAGGTCGCCAGAAGCATCATCCCATTGCAGTGCGTGAAAGTTATTAGGAAGATTAGCTAAGTTAATTCCTTCAATGGAAACACCATCTTTTATGACTGTTGAATCATCTTTTACTATTGTTAGTCTCATTGTTTTACCTCTGACATATCTATAAGAGCGGTGTTGTTCATACGCTCTAAAAGCTCATGGCTCTGTGAGTTTTGCTTTACCATTTCATTTCTAAAACTCTCAACTGCCGCACCAGTCTGTCGTGACTGTTGTGCATTCTCTATGAGAAGCATTGGCATCCACGCAATAGCACAGCCATACTCATCAACATCTTTACCTGTGTTGCTGTCTTTGCCAGCCAGCTTGATAAACCAAGAACATTCAAATTGTCTACAAGGCTCAAAGTTATTGAGTGGGCAGTTATGTTTAACTTCAATCTGCATCAGTCTTTACTCGCCATGATAGCATCAACATATTTGACGTTAATTGTGGCTGTTCCACTTGAGAATGTTGCACTTAATGAGTGAGAGTGGGCACCACCGCCACCCGTGCTATTTGTGTTCCAAGTAAGACCATTATAATTCGGCAAAGCACCATGTTTATTACCATTATTATTTGCTTTGTGGGGATTACTAACGCTGTGACTGTGAGCAGGCATCTGTGCTATAGTCAGCGTGTGATTTCCTGTAGAGCCAGAGATTGTACCTGTTACAGTAGGCGTTGCTAGTGCTGTAGATAAACCAACAGAACCACCAGTTCCGACAGTACCGCTTACTATTCGTAAAGCCGCATCATCATCAGTAGTTATCTTTGTCCAACCTGTAGGTGCCGCAGTTTGTCCAAACAGCATCTTTGTGCCAGCAGGAAAAGCCTCGACACCTGTAAGAGATGCACCACTTCCAACAAAGCTAGTCGCGTTTACTGTGCCAGTAACATCAATGCCAGAATTAAAGTCTACGTTACCAACGAATGTACCGCCAGCAGATGCAGACACAGTGTCAGCCACAGTGAATGATTTAAAAGCGTAAATGTTTACAACATCATTAAGTGAGGCACCAGAAGTCAGCACAACGCTTGTGCCATTGGTTGCTGTAAAGTCATCAGGGTCTAAAACAATACCGTTCATTACTACTTGTATGTTACCAGCAACATATGACAGTGATGCGCTATTATCGTCAGAGCCAGTGAATGTATCTTGACCAGCAGTTGCTGTGTATTCATACACTATCATAGAAGCAGAACCAGCCGCAGATGCCGCTATCCAGTTTGCACCATCATAAACCCGCATCTCGCCATCTGTTGAATTATAGTACAATGCGCCAGTAACAAGACTGCCATTGTCGTTATCCTTATTTGGGCCATCAATATTAGAATCAAAAGCACCAAACACTCCGTATCCTTGGAATGTTGTAGCTACACTACTGCCAGCCGCAGTAGATACATGGGATAGTGTGACTGTAGTACCATCAATAGAGATAACATTTGCATTAGAAGGTATGCCTGTTGCAGATACATTTTGACCAATCTCAATACCAGTTGCATCAGCAACCGTTAAAGCAGAACTACCTAGAACGAATGTAGATGTTGTGGATGCACTAGACGCAGTATCTGTATCTGTCATTGTGCCAAGGTAAGTGTCAGCAAAGTTATCAAGCGCACCAGCCAAAGCCGCCGCACTAGCCGCCGCAGCAACTTGAGAAGCCGCCGCCGCAATAGCATGTGTGTCAGCATTTTGAATATCTGATAAGTTGTCAGTTACGTTCTGTAAGTTAGTAGCCTGACCAGCAACAGTGTTGATATTTGTGGCATTATCAGCAACAGCCGTAATATTTGCGTCATTACTAGCAACTGTAGTTACGTTAGCTCCTATGCCAGCAACAGTAGTAATATGAGCCGAATTGAAAGCTGAAAGTGTAGTTATGTCACCGCTAATATTAGCTAAAGTATCCATGTTTGTTACATTAGATGCAGTAGCTAACGTATTCATGTCCGATACTATGTCAGCAGTAGCTAGAATATTCATATCCGCTACTGCATCAGCAGTGCCAAGTAAGCCTATTTCAGTATCTTTGCCAGCAACAGTCGTTACGTCTGTGTCAATGCCAGCTACAGTTGTTACATTAGCTTGTATTCCAGCAACCGTACTGACGTTAGTGCTAATATCAGCAACAGTTGTTACATTACCTTGTATTCCAGCTACAGTAGTTACGTTTGCGGCTATACCAGCTACAGTGTTTATATTTGCTGATTGAGCTGAAACAGTAGTTACAGAACCAATACTAGGTCCAGCTTCAGGTAATCCGCTTGTGGCATTAAAAGCCAACACAGTACCTTTACGTGTATTAAGGTTAGGAAGCTTTAAAGCAGCACTAGCATCTGAGTCAGCAAGACCCATTGTTCTGCTAATCTTTGTCTCAAGCTCTTGCTCAATAGCAGTAATTCTATCAAGCTCAGTATTTAGTGAGGATACGTTAAACGGCCCAGACGTTGGAAAGTCTGTAGTTCTTGATACCGCAATGTCTCTAAATATAGTAAATGTAAATGTATTAGCGTAATCATCGCCTAAAGTTACATAACCACCAGAAAAACCATCATCTACAGCAGTTCCAACAACAGCAAATGTTCCATTGCCAGTACCTCTTGTAAGCACTGTATCAACGCCAGCATCCGTTGTTGCAATGACATTGATATTGTCCAATTCAAAGAATGGGAAATCAATCGTCAACTGCGTTGTGTCAGCAGTTACGGCTTGTGTGTATTGGACTCTAGCGTCATTGTCTGCAATCGATATAGTAGCCATATTTTACCTATCCTTCATTTGGTTTAGGTTGTCTATTCACATTACTGGTTATAGAGCTTGTCAAAAAACGGGTCTGCCGCTGGGTGATTTCTAAAAGGCGTAAGGAATCCAAGAGTGTTTAGAGTTCCTTGGTCTGCGTTTCCTGACAAAACGTCATTCATTACACTTGTAAAATTGCTTACTGTGCTTGCCGCTGGGCCAGCAACAGCCGCCGCTTTTGCACCTAAAGGCATAGGATACTTTCTTTGGTTAGTAAGCATTGCTCTTGTTCCGTAATGATTGTTACTTAATTTCTCTACAACATTGTCTAAATCAAAGAACATGCCAGTAACTCCTGACCTTTCTACAGCGTTGATAAGCTTTTCATTAAAGCTTTCTTTTCTATCCATGCCGTACTGGGCTCTTTTTATTTCATTAACCATTGCTCCTAGACCAACCATTAGCAATGCACCTTGCCAGAAGGATGCGTCTTTCTCTTGCAATCCTGATGTTAAAACTCTAATTGTCGCAGACTGACCGTAGGATTTAAACTGAGTTAGCAGAGAACCAAACTCTGTAGATGTCCACAAAGCTCTGTCTCCCGCCCCAGGCGTTACAATAATACGGTCTACTTGTTGGCCTAATGCAACCCTAAAAGTAATTCTGGCGTCTACATTATCCCAAAGCTCTGTGTTAGGCATCCACTCCCCATCTACCTGCTCGCCGTTCTTTTTAATTAGCTCCTGCATCTTTCCATGCATTTGCTCATCAATTCCGTTCTTTAGAAATTTGTTCTTATTAGACTTGGACAGTGTATTCCAAGGCTTCATAATATGCTCAGTCATTCTTAATGTTGTTACACCACCAGCAAACTCTTTCATTAGCTGGTTATACATATTCAACCCATTAAGAAGGAACATAACTCCTGTGCTTTGGTTTAAGACCTGCTCTACAACAGTTCTGTTACCAAACAAATCACCTACGTTACTAAACGCACTAGCTCTCAAGCCAAGCAATGCATCAGCGGCAACGCCAGCTTGTAGCAGCTCTCTACCCTTGAGACGTTTAAGTGCTTTTGAGTTATTTCTAAAGCCGTTCTTTAAGCCTTTTTCGTATGTTACTTCAAAGCCCTCTACCATAGCCGTTCTTGCTAAGTCAGGGATTGATGAAACAGTAGCACCTCCCATTCCAACAAGAACATTAAAAGACTTCATTCCTCTTACAAAACGACTAGACATAGCATGTGGGTCTTTAGACGCACCGTAAGTGCCCCGAACTCTATCTCTTAGACCTCTTATATCTTTAAGGTCTGATAAAAGCTCCTTCTCCATCTTGGCTTTTTCAATAGGGTCAGCAGTTTCGTCTATTAATCTACGCCACTCAGTTGTTATCTCACCTATTTGATGAGCCATATCAACGCTACCAAAAGCTCTTTGGAACTCAATGTCAGTGCCCATTGTCTTGGTGTGATGTCTTAGCAGAACCTCATAGTCGTTTTCTAAAAAGTCTTCTATAAGGTGGTCTGGTATGTCAATTTCCCTAGATTTTGACGAACCTGCTGTCATAACCTCTTCAAGATTGTCTATACCCTCATCGACAGCCATGTAGGGCTTTGACTTTGTTACCGAATCAAACACATTGTCTACATACTTCTTCAGTGCGTCACCAGAAAGACCAAGCTCATTTCTTGCGTAGTTGCCAATAACTTTTCTAAACTTAGGAATGTTAGCCATAATTTTGTCAACACGGTAAAGCCTTGGTGCATATGACTTAGCGTTGTTTAAGAACACACCTTCAGCCCTAGTTCTCTCTAGCCTTTTCCTTAGAATATCAATCCTAGATTGAGGCATGCCAGAATCTATAGCGGCCTTTAACTGCTTTCTAATCTGTGTCTCAAACAACTTTGAAGTAACAGCTTCATCTGCAATAAAGTTAAACTGTTTTCTAGCAGCAGATGCTGTTTTATTTATCGCATCAGAAGCGGCATCAGAAACAGTATCTACATCACCATTTCTTAATGCTTTGCCAACACGAATTTTAAACTCTATTTCCGTAAGGTACCCAGGTGCTCTTGATATTTTGTCTTTAACAGCAAGACCAAAAATCTGGAAAGAACGACCAATATCTCCCTCTTTTGCAACAACACCCCTGTAAGCCAAATAAGCCTTATCGCCTTCTTGAAGTGCTTGAACAAGTGGCCCAATGTACTTAGCAGTAAACTTTCTTTCAACAGACTGGGTTGTTGCAACTTCATCGTCTACTTTCTTTTGCATCATACCGCCTAAGTCAACAATCTCAGACACAATGCCACGAACCAATGGGTTCTTGCTTAGTAAGCCTCTAGTAACTGGATTCCACTTTACTTTCTCAAGTCCAATGCCTGTTTCCTTTAAAGCATCCTGTTCAATAGTATCGTAAGCTTGCTTTCTAAGTATCTCTGGATTAACAGCCGCACCTGCTGACCTATAAAAACCACCGTCACCGTAAAGCTCTTCAGCCTTCTTTTCTCTTGCCGCAGTTCTAGCAATCTGACTATTAGCCATTCTTGCACCAAGAAGACTATTTACAGAGCCACCAACAATAGTTGCAATAGCTGTAGCCTTTAAAGCGTCAACCGCATCTCTTGTTTCTCTTGCTTCAGATACAATGCCTTGCTCAACAGCAACTGTTCCACCTGTAAATGCAGCACCAGTGCCAAGTCTTTTTAAACGACTAGCTTGCTTCATATATTTTAAGGGAGCTACAGGAGTTAATGTAGAAGGACTAACCAAGGCCGCTCCAAGTTCAACGCCGAAAGAATCCGAAGATGACAATACATCCATATCGGCTCTTTCTTGGTTAAGGTTTTCTAGTCTTCTTGCTGTTTCTACTGAGCTTCTGCTGTCAGAGAAACGCCACATGCTATCTTTGTTGTTTTTTAACTGAGGGTCACTTGCAAAATCATACTCAGGGTCATCATCAACAGCATGCATCATGTCTGTAATAACATCCCTAGCGGCAACAACGGGATTGTACTGTCTAAAGGCAGATTCCCATACCTGACTTCCCTCCATAAACAACATAGGAGCCGCTAATCCAAACTGGTCTCCTTTAATAAACTCAGAAACATGACCATTAAACTGAATGTCCTGTTCTACAAGCTCGTTAATTACGTCTGTTTTGCTTCTGCCTTTAGGAACGTCTCTCCAAAAGTAATCAACAGGCTCATTAGCCCTCTTAATGCTTTTGATATAATAGCTATCTTCTGCCGATTCTACTTCTACTGGCTCAGTGGCAAAAGCAGGAACTTGCTGTGGAGAAAGCTCTTCTGCAAAAACACTCTGTTCAAAAGTGTCTATTTCTTCTGTAGGCTCTGTACCTAAACCGCCTTCTTCTCCAACATCAGATGTGTCAATGCGATTAGCAACTATGGTTTGACCACTAGCTATCTTGCTATCAGTTATAGCCTTTTGAGCCATATCTATAGCTTCTTGATTAGTTACATCAGGAAGGTCTCTGAGAGGCTTTGGCACTCTTTCAGCAGTAGGCTCAGAACCTAAACCACCTTCTTCACCAGTAAAAGCCGCTTGAGCAATACCAGTTTCTTTTGCTTTTTGTAGTTCTATTTCAGATTTTTTTTTTGCCTCAAGTTCATCTTGAGACATACCAGCTTCTACATAATCAGCTTCAATTTTTCTTCTTGAGCCGTAATCATCTTGGAAATCTCTTAGATTTTTTATAGCACCGTCCCAATCATCAGACGTTACCTGTCTCCAAAAGTTAGGTGTTTCTGTAGCAAGGTTGCCATACTGAAACGCAACAGAAGCAATAACTGTAGCTTTGTTTTCTGGAAGCTCTGAGAATGGCGTACCTGTCTTTTCTTCCCATCTCTTAGCTAAAACAGTAGATGCTTGCTCTTTAGCAAACGAATTAATAATGCCTGACTGCCTGTCATCAATGACCAAGTTACCAGCACGTTCCTCTGCCTCTGCACCCTTATAGCCAAGATAGGGGGATAGCAGGTCAATAATATCTTTAGGAAGACCAGCCAAGTCCTTTAAGGACCTTGCACCTAAATCAAATCCACTAGCAATAGTTATCCCTGACTTAGAGCCTTCTGGGTTTGGAACATAACCTTTTAGCCTGTTACCTTCACGTTCTTCAATAAACTTCCAGTTGATATTATTCATAATATTTTTCCAGCTCACTTTCAAATTCAGTGTCAGTAAAATCGCCACGAAGGAATGCTCTTAGTAACTTAACATCACCAACATCATATTTTTCATCTACTGATGAATCATAAAATGGATTAACAAAGTCATTAACAGATTGCATTATTTCTAACATGCCAGTCCAGCCTTCCGGCTCTGTAGTGCCTACAATATTTGCATTGTTCTCTAAGTCATTAAGAATATTTTCTGCCTGACTTCTTATAAGAGCCTGACTAGCAACTCCTCCTACCAGAGGAAGACCTTCCATAAAGGTTATAACGCTTGAGTTCTTTGCACGTTGCCTTGCCGCTATCATTGCACCGTTTGAAGGGCTTGATGAAAAATCAAATTTGTAGTGAGGCATGATAGTTGTAATATTGTATTCATCGTCTGGGTCTCTAACAATCACACGGTATGTTTGAGCTTTGCCCCTAACAGAGTTAGCTTCCAAACTAATAACACCATCGCCTTCTATAAGCTCTCTAACTTTGGGGTCTAATTGACCACCCATTAAAGCCTTATTTCTAATGTCACTAAAAACAACATCACTTATAGTGCCAGGATACTGATAGTCACCAATGCTTACACTAGCGTCTTTATACCAAGAAGCTGTAGTCCAGTAAGGGTCTCCTTGTGAATCAACACTAACACCAACTAAAGCGTCACCCAAGTCCATGGTAAGGGCATGCTGTATAGCTATCTGAATACCTTCATCTGTTAATGGGTATTTCTTTGTTGCAAATTGGTTCATAACAGATGCTTCAACAGCCCTTAATAAACGCTCATCTCCTATAAATGCATCTTCTAGGTCACCAGTTACAACTTTAGAGTCAGGTATATTTGTTCTAAGCTTATCCATCATACTCAACACTTCTGCATTATCAGTGTCGAAAAAAGGTACAATGTTGTTTATTATATGTTCAAAAAACCCTGACCCAGCAGTTGCTTCGTGAAAGTTCTGCTTAACGGCTTCAGTAAGACTTCCGTACTGAGCATCAATATTTCTTGTAAACCTGTCGGCGTTGTCTGACTCTTTGATTGTTTGAGTTATTTGGTATTTTTTAAAGCCCAGCATTTTAGCTAATTCATACTCAGTTACATCTACGCCCTGTTTTGTCAAAAACCTCTTAGCAGTTAGATTAGGCATAGCAAAATCAGTAGTACCTGCTTCTGTGGTTCCTCTTAAAATACTGTCAAATATAGTGTTGTATAAGCCAACTTTAAGCTCAAATGCTTCTGGATTTTCAGCATCATCACCTAAACCTGTCAAAGCTTCTGCAATAGAAGGGTGGAGAGCTTTATATCCAATAGTAAAATCAAGAGCTTTCTTTATGTTTTGACCAGCTAAATCAGGGTCTGAATGAGTAAGAGTTCTACCCTGTTCATCTTCCACTAAATCAATAGCCTTTACTTCAGCAACAATAGCGGCATCAGACTTTTGATTGGCAGATGTACCATTTCTAAGTCTGTTAATTGCTTGAAGAACTTTTGTTTGCTTATCATCATATATTTTCTTTTTAGCACCATAAGATGCTATAGCCTTCTGCCAAGCCTGTGGTGTCTGCTGTCCCTTTCCTTCGTCAGTCCCGATAAGTCCCTGCTCCATCAACATTGGAGTCATATCTTTAAGGTCATTAACGGTAAGGGCATAACCAGAGGACTCACCCATTTGTGAGTTAAGGTCGGCCCAAGCAAGACTTGTTTTCGCCTTTATTGCTTTTTTTGCAATTTTATTAACTTCTGACTGATACTGAGTTATTTGAAGGGGGGTTAAGTCACCAGATTCAATCATAGCTTGGATTCTTACTGAATCATCAGCTTGTCTTTGAGGGTCTCCCTCTTCATTCTTTATTGAAATCATATGCGTATCAAAAAGCTCATTATTTAAAGATTTTCTAGTAGCTTCTCTTGATTTAGCCGCAGTTGCTTCTGATAATTTAAGAGAGTTTAATTGAGTTATAAGAATCCTTTTTGAATTATCATCGATTGAAAGGCTAAGAATTTGTGAAACGTCTTTTATATTTCCCATACTAATATTTAAAGAAGCAGTTCCAGAAATATCTGAGTTTCGTTTTGTTTCTGCTTGAATTTCAGCAACATTAATATTACGCAAACTATTAAGGTGAGCAGTCATTCCTTTAGAAATAGCATCTACATCAAAGTCTGTAGTATTTGCTAAACTTTTTTCGATGTCTTTTATAGCAGATAAAGAAGCCGCATAATCTCTATTAGAGTTAATATAAACTCTTTCAATGTGACCAATTAATGATTGCTCTTGGATGAGTTGATTTCCAGCTTTATCGATTGCATCAATTTGAGCTTCTGTATAACCAATACTTTCTAACGCTTGGTAAGAGCCTTCAATATCATTTCTTAGTTCTTCTTCCATCTTTAGCTGGCCTTCAAGACCATTGCCAGACTCTAGTGGGCCGTTAGCGGAAAGAACACTAAGCCTTTGAAAGAGGTCTGTAATATGAGCTGTGTTCACTAATTCAGTATTTTTATCAACAGCAATCTTTTGATTTGCAGCCGCTTGGTTCTCAGCAGTAACAAAACGAGAAACAATATCAGGCATTACATAGGATTTTACATCATCATCAATGCCTAATCCTTCTATATATCCTTCTAGGGAACCACGGATTTTATCAGGATTTGCTGGGTCTTCCAAAAGAAGATTAGCAACAAAAGACTTAGTGTCTTGTGAAACTGATGCTGTGTATGTTTTGATTGCAGATTGACGATAAGCGGCTCTTAAAGTTTCTTTCTCACCAGTTCCAAAAACCTGCTGTTCAATAGCAGTTCCTGTATTTAAGTTTGTAATAGGAACAAGGTTATTGTCCTTGTCATAAGTAGCACCAGCAGTACGTCCTTCAGCTTCAGCAGTGAGAATAAGCTTATTAAGCTTTTGTTTACGCATATCTGCGCCAATGCTGTGACCAACTTTAGCAACATCCTGCCATGTAGATGCGGCTTTAGAAAAACCACTCAAATTAGGCATACCTGTGGGCTGAACAAAAACGCTTCTACCGCTTGTTTTTTTAAATGCCATTTTTCTTTCCTACATTTCAGAAATAGTATAACCAGCTTGTGCCGCACCAGCAAAACCGCCAAGAGTAGCCGCCTTGCCAGCAGCTTTAGAACCAGCCGAACTTAACTCATATTTACGTCTGTTAGACATACCCATAAGGCGTATAGATGATATATCTGCCGCCGCAATATCTTTTTCTTCTCTAAGCAAAGCACTTGTTGAAGCAGATGTACCCATAGCCACGCCTTGTGCAGACATGGATGTTCCTAGTGATGCAATCTGCATTCTAAGCTTTCTGTTTCTTTCGGTTTCTTGCTGACCAGCTTGAATTTTAGCCATTGTTGCTTGCTCTTGATAAGCACTGGCTTCCATCTCATGAACAGCTTTTTGCTGTCTTGCCGCTAAAAGTCCAACTGCGGCAGAGGCTATTTGCATTTCAACGCCCATTATACTTCTACCTCTAACAATATGCCGTTTATCGTAAGTGGTAACGGCTGGTCTTGCGTTATTGTCACTGTACCCTCAGATGACCATCCAAGCAAATACACTTCCTTTCTGGATGTAACCGCAACTGGGTCAAGAGAAAAGTCATCAGTAACACGCCTAATCAAAAGTGTTGTACCTCTGGTCTTAACATTAAGAGCTTCATTAAGGTCTAGCACTGCTCTTACAATGCGTCTCTTCTGCCCAACAGATATACCATCTGGCAACTGAAACTCAGGAGGCAATGTAGTTAGCTCTGGTGTAAAGTCTAAGCCAATCTCTACTGAACTAACTGCTTCACTTAATGTAAGCTCACCTGACCCATTTGTTGTGTAAGTCCCCATAGAGTAGTTACCTGACTTAACAATAACTTCTGTATTAGGAAGATGGGATATAGTCCAAGTTTTAGTAGGGCTACCATTAGTGTACTTAGAGGCAGAATCAACATGATACTCATTGTCCATAAGCTCTAATGTTTTAATAGTGGAGCCATTAACAGTTCTCTCAACAATAGAATAAAGCCTTCTATTTACAACAACAGCGTTCTTAAAGTTTCCTTGAGTAGAATACTCACCCCAACCCTGTAGCTGTTCTTTACGAATAGACATAAAGACAGGCATCTTGCCTTCTGCATTTACAAGATAAAGATAAGCTTCAACTTGGTCAGATGCTTCACGTTGAGAAACAATCTGAGTTGGAGTGCCAATTAAATGAGAAGACAGTAGGGTTAATGCATCAGAATTATATGCTTGGCTTAAATCAGAAAAGACAAACTCTCTTACAGCACCTTTTGACTTTGTAAGAAATACTAATGCGCCATCAAACTCCACAGGTGCAACTTCACCACTACCATACGAGGTTTGCTTCTTAACGGCGATTGTAGAAGGCGTGAGTGGCCTGTTCTCAGTTGTAGGTACAAATAGCTCTTGCTCAGAAGAAAAGATTGAGAGGTGCCTAAAAGAAGCTAAAGACTTAATCTCTGATACCTGATTCTCAGCAATCTGTATTTGAATAGACTCATTGTCTAAACCAGTTCCTACATCAAAGTTATAAAACTCACCTGCCTTTGACATAAACAAATGATTTGGTAAATCTCTTGAACCACCAAATATCAACCTTTGGTCATGAAACACAACACTACGAGCATACCCATGTCTTGCTGAAAATACTTGCTCAGCCCAAGTTGTTCTAGCACTGCCGTTATGAGGGGCTGTATCAAACTTTCCTGTAATAGTAGTCGAAGTAAGGTAAGCTTTTACTTCTATATGATGAACAGTATTATTAGCATCAATAAATTGTATTTCTTCTCCAACCCAATCAGCACTAAATATAGCCTCACTTGCAGTTATGGTTTGGTTGTTTGTAGTTGTGCTTGCTGGGTCAAGAGTTACATCAGGTGCCGCAAACTTATAATAAGGCTGATGAATAAATCCATCTGCACTATCGAAAGTATATTCGGCCCTTGTAAAAGTGTCTGCCGCAGTTCTTGTTATCTTTTGCATAGGAAGGTCTGGATGAACAACAATCATTGTGTCACCAGACTGGGCAACACGAAGATTTCCAATCATAGCTGTAGTCCAAGGACATGACGTTACAGTGGACGCTATTGCTGTTGGAGAGCTAGTATCTACAAACTCTACCTTTTGATCAGAAAATATAGCTATATAAGCTTCATCTTCATCATATACATAAGGCTCTGTTTGATACGGTAAATCAGCAAGGGTTTGTAAATAACGAAGACCACCCCTTCTCCTAATCCCGCCTTGAGATAAAACACGGAAGTTTCTTAGCTTTTTAGTTCCATTCTTATATGCATTTGAATCAATACGAGACGATAAAAGCGGAGATAGCTCTCCGGCAGTAAAGTTTGTGTAGAAAGAGCGAAGCAGTGCCATTCATTATGTGCCTTCTATTTCTTGGTAAATGCCTGAGCCTAATCTAGCTCTATGGTATCTGCTTAAACGAAGTCCTTGTGTAGTGACTTGCTGTGAGTCTCTAGCTTTAGCTTTTCTAAACTGCTGTTCTGCAAGCTGTGTATAAGAGTTGGCTACATCGCCTTTTCTTGTAACAGACAAAGCCAAAACAGATGCCAAACGGAATATAACCCACATAGTAAATGTAGGAGGCCAATACTGAGTCTCTGGTCTAAACACATAATTCAAAACAACAGCATCATCTACTTGAGCGTTTATATAAACATAGCGTTCATAAATGTCATACCTTTGAGGAGCATCTGCAATAGTAACAGTTATCACCTGCATTACCTCTGGATTTGTTGGAAGAGCGTAAGCTGCATCCCATCTATCAACAGGAACATCAGAAAGGCGAGATAATGTTTTTTGCCCTGTTGCAAAGTTCCAGTTATGCTGACCTAGGCAGTCTGCTACAACATCCTCGAATATTGTGTTGGCTACAAGAGCTTCATCAGTATTGTCTGTAAATGAAGTTAAAGGCTCTAGTCCAATCATGACCATAGCCTTTTGTGCAACCTCAATATCCGTGGATGGAGTTGTTGGCATTAGAAACCTCTATTTAGAGTAATCTTTAGTTTTATCGTTACCCATCTTCTTACCTTTGTAAGATTCCATTAGGCACTTCCCAGCTTCACGGCACTTAGCCCTAGTGGGGCAGTTTGGGCAATTCTTAAAAGCCATTACCTTGCTCCTTTAGCACCACGGGGATTGTTTCTGCCGCCAGAAGACCTTGGTCCCTCATGCGAAGGCATTGATGTTTTATCATATCGAAAATCATCAGTTGGGCCAGTAAACATTTTTGCTTGGCCTTTTATTCCAGAATATTTTGTGTTTAGTTCATTGGCAGTTAAACCAGAAACTGTTCTAAAATTTGGAGACTTCATAGGCGCATTTCCAAACCCGCCTTGCTCAAGCTGTCTTTGATTTCGTTTATTCATGATACACCTTTTCCGATTGTGACACCCTTACCAAAAGTTACTGTGTATCCTTTAGATACTTTCTCTTTTGTCTTAGGGGTAGAAGGGGCGGAACTAACCGCCGCCTTCTTAGTAGGTTGTTTAGCCATTAACGTGAGTCAGTAGCCATGCTGACAACATCGCCTGTATCGACTACGCCGCCAGAGTTGCTGAGAACAGTTACCATACCAAAACCGTTTGAGGTCTTAGCGAAGATAACATCTCCAACATTCATTTCATTTGATGCGCCGTTAAAGTAACCAGCGGCATCAATTTCGTTGTTGGTATCATCCGCAGTAACGTAGTGCCAAATGTGGAACCCGTTGCCTGAGTAGTTTACCAAAGTCAGGTTTGCTGTAACTAAAGCCATTATTTGGTCTCCTTATTTCTTGAGGATGAGTTCATAGCATGCTGTCGCATCGATGAGTGTTGCGTTCATTTGCATCTTATTAAGAACAAAATACGCATCTTTATCGTTGTGATACTGCATGTTTGACGAAACGTCAGTGCCGATAGCATGACCAACTGAGCTTGAATGCCATGCAAAACACTTACGGTTTGCATCACTGTTCACAGAATCCAATCCTGAGAATGGGAACCATGTAAAGCCAAGCCAGTTTTTAGCTGTGATTGAGTTTTGGAATGGAAGTTGCTCCGTACCAATGTACTCTGCACGAGAAAACTCGTCCAAGTCCATTAACTGAGACCACTGTTCCCAACCAACAACACAATAACGCTGACCATCATCTGGAACATCTGCGTTACCAAAAGCTTCCATTAGGCTAAATGCCCAAGGAAGTGTGATACCGTTAGTTGTCTCAGGAAGAGTTGAGCTAGTTGCATCCATTGCGGCAAGAATCAGGTCATCTGTTTTGCGACCTAATGCATACGCACCAGACTGTTGTGCAACCATCATCTCATCGTGATTGATGCGTAGTTGGTCCAAATCATCAATCCATTCACCTGCGAAGTAATCTTCTAGGGTGACGTTGACGTTTGTATGCTCAAGGTTCATCGGGGCAACATTACCATGACGAGCCTTAGTTGTAGCAAAACCTTTACCGATTTTCTGGAACGTAGTCTTGTTCTTCACACCATTAGCTGTGCGAATAGTACCACGAAGCTTTGAGCCTTGACGCTGGTAAGCCATGTGGACGCCAGATTCAAACTCCTCGATAAAGGAGGTAGAAATTGTAGGTGTAGCCATAACACCGTCTCCTATATTAAGTTAAAGTTAATATTCGTTCTGTCTGGTTATCCGTCCACTTAGGGTCGTTTCCGATTATCCGTTGCTTTTGGGCCTTCTAGTACAAACACATTTTCACAGAAAAACGTAATGTAAAATTCACATTACCCATTACGCCGTGAATATTGTGCAAACCCTTGCCGTACTTTAGCAATGAATGCTTGGTCCTTTTCTTTCCAATACTTAGGGTCATTCTGCATACTGCGTAAGTCATCAATGCTAAGTTGCTCTTGAAACTCTGAGTCAGATGTCATGTTAAACTGAGGCTGACCATTAAGTTCCATTAACTCTTCAAACAGTTGAACCATATCGGATGATGCTGGAACACTAGCAAACACACTGTAAGCAGATTCGCTTAAATTGTTACTTGCCCATCCATCGACTCTCTCAAGTCGCTTGTCTGCATATTCCCCTAGTTTCTCAGACTCAACATTCCAATTAGGACCACGTTGAGCATCAATCTGTGCATACTCACCAATTAAGCCAGTAAACTCTTCTTGAGATAATCCATAGCCATGTGCTGTGCTACGGAACCAATCAACCATAGGGTCATCGTCTGATATAGTTAATTCTAAACCATCTGGTGATTCTATTGATAGTTCGTAATCTGCTGGACTAATTGGGGCGTTGCCTTGAGCTTCTTCATTAAGCTCACCAACAATCTGATTCCGCAAATCTTCTTTGCGTGAATAAAAAGCTCTTTCAAGTTCACCATAGCTATTCGCTAATTCTTCTGGTCTATCGAACTTCTCTGGAAGCCAATCAGGTCTTTCTTGAGTAGTTTCCAAAGGTTGCTCCGACTCTCCAGACGGAACCTCATTGGTAGCTACTTGTTCACTCTGCATTTCTTCTGACATTAACAATCCCACTTCCTTAGTGCTTTGTTGATACGGCTGTTAGGGTCATTAGCCGTTTTTTTAGATGTAAGCTTCTTTTTCATACCCATCATCCGCTTACAAAAACTTTTGCGTCTAGCCGCTGCTTTTGGAGACTTCTTTGCTTGTTTACGAGAAACAGGAGGCTTTAA